GGGATAACCTGTGGTTATACCGTCTAGAGATAATTGCAAATCTGCGCTAGTGCTTCCAACTCCACCTGAAATAATAATTTTGTAGTTTTCATAGTTTGAATTGAATGCGTTTGTTATCTGAACAGAAGAAACACCAGAGCCAATAGTTTGTTTCTTAACTAACTGCAAACCTGACATTCCAATATAAGCAGAACCATTGTAAGTTTCTAGTTGCCCACTTGTTTGGTTATAGGTAGTCATACCTGTTGTCGGTGTAGCAATAGCAGATGAACGTGCAGCAGTTCCTGCAAAGTTCATAACCGTTTGATCCATCAAATAATTTTGAACATCAGATGCTGTTAATACATCTCCTGCTGTGAAAACTTTTCTGCCTAAGCCTGCCATTGTTTTACTCCTGTGTTGTTTCTAAGTTTATCTTGCTATGCGGCTTCATAAGTAAGACCGACATAAATAACATCATTCGTGTTAAAGGTTGCTGGTGTAGTTCCAGTCAAGTCGTTAAACACACCATAAACACCATTGGTTACAATTGTTTTAATTGTTATTGTTGTGCCAGTCTTTGAAACAAAACCTAATGGATACAAGTTACCAGCAATGGAGCAGTAAATGTTTCCATTAACCTGCATTGCACTATTGAAAGCAGTCAAAGGTAATGTTAAGTCAGCACCAGCACCTTTAGTTGTTGTGCTTCCAATAATAAAGTAGGCAGAAACGTGAACTGTTTTACCAATAAGGACATAACGGGCTGTCCAAACTCCATTGCCATTTGCCCAACCACTTGAAAGAACTGGTGACCATGCAGTCCAAGCATTTACAGCAGGAACTAAAACAGTTTCAATGGCTTCAATGGCATCGTTAGCGTTTGCGTGTTGTGCTGAATGACTAGGACTGTTTAGTGAATCGTTAGAAACAGGGTTGGTCAATACATCAACGCTAGTTGGAAAGTTAGTTGCCATCAAGAATCCTTAGTATGCGAGAACGTAGCCAAATTGCTCTGACCCGTCATAGTTTATCAGTGGTGCATCGTAAGCGGTAGTAGACGAATCGTAGACAGGTAACGCTCCACCAAGTCTGCCATAGATAGGGTTGTCCAGAATAAGTGGGAATGCAGATACAGAACCTAGATCAAAGGTTAATTCGTGCCGATCTATGCCAATGTTGTTCTTGATTCCCGTAACAATCGCGTACTGATTGATTGGCGTTCCGATTTTGTTTGGTGTGAAGATAACTTGAACTACATCTACGATCTCGATGTTCAGTAAGTTATCTACCTGTGTTGAAGTCTTGTCGTGCAGGTTTACTGTAATTGAGTTGATGCGCAATTCTGGTTCGTCATACAAACCAACTAGGTATTCAGCCAAAGCCAATGCTTCTGTGTCGGTGGTCAGGAGTACGCCGTCAATCGAATACGCAGCCACGCCATAGAGGTTCTGCGATGCTAATGAGTCAGCAACCTGCGGTGTTCCACCTGCGCGTGTAATCGTCACGCGGTTGTAAAGATTTTCTGAACCATAGACAACGCCAATGTTGGTGTAGCCAATTGCATTAGCCGTTGCATCATCAGCAAAAGTAATTGTGTCTGTCAGTGGTGGAATTGTTAATCGATTCTTGAAGGTAACTGCTCCAGAACGGTCAATGAATAACCTGCCGTTTTCTGTTGTTTCTACCAATTGCAAATACTGCAAAGCGTTTGCGTTTTCTGCAACAAGATCAGCCTGCAAAGTTGTCAAGCCTGTGGCAATAGATCGGTTAGCAATAGGCCATGCAACTTCTGGGCGGTTAAGAATTGCAGTAATGCGATCTGAACTTAATTGACTTGTTGCGGTAAATGAATCTAATTCAGCAGCAGACAAACGCAAGAAACCATCAACAGCAGAAATGCTTGCAAATGATTTTCCTGAAATGTCATAGGTCAAATCCCAGTCATCAATGAATCCTGTAAAGACACGTTCACCATTTGTTTCAATGGCTACTGGCTTGCGCGGCAGAATCTGGGAATAGTAAATGCTTGATGCGTTGAATGGATCAAAGATGCGCGAATCATTGTGCAGGGTTACCGATGCGTTGCCTGCTGTGTATCTGTCTAACTCACGCGACTTACCACGATTAACGGAAACAGAAGCAACGTACTGCGTAACATCAGTAAGCACATCACCACCAAGAACATAGACCGAATCCAGTTTGCCTTTAACTGTGTCGTTTAATGTGAACAGGTTTCCACCAGAAGCAGCTAAGTCAAAGCCAATGTAGACTTTAGTATCAGGTACAGCCATTACGCGCTCGCAAAGACTGGGCCACTCACGCGTTCGTATCGCTTAATAATGTCTACGATCTCACGACCTATCGCAGTTCCGTCTGCGCCCATACCTGCATTTACGGTTAGGTTAATTGTGTTGCCTGTTGGTGTGTTGTTTCGGTTTAACGGCACAACAGCTTCAGGCCCAGACTCACCAATCAAAGCTAGCGTTGGTCTAGTAACAATTCCACCAGCAGCCATAGCAGGAATTTCCACACCTAATTGTGTGGCTAGGTTTGAAACCTTTTTCTTTTCTTTGCTTGTTAGTTTGCCACCAGACTTACGGTACTTCGCAAGCGCAGCATTGACTTGATCTATACCGGCTTGATTTACAACCATGCCTTCAGCGTTAATTGAAAAGCCAGAAGCAATAATTGCAGCTTTAACGCCGTCTACTAGTGCTTGACCTGCGGTGACACCTGCTGAATAGAACTGACTTGCAGCAGATTCGCCAACTGCATTAGCCACAGTTTGAGTTGCGGTAATCAAAGTATTAACTTGATTCACAACGGTTGCGCCACCAGCAATAATCTCATCTGCAATTTTTGTGCCAGCATCTGCTCCTGCTGAAAGCACCTGACTAATGGCAGATTCAGATAATCCCATGCTTAAAAGGGTTTGAATCTTAGTTCCAAATTCAGCAGCCTTAGTTGCTTGAGCCGTTAGGTTACTTAAAAATGAACCGCCTGAAGTTGCAGCAGTGCTAAAACTAAGCATTCCAGTAATTGAGTTGGATACTGATCCTGCAAAATCATTGAACTTAGTTTTGGCATCAGTAAGAACTTGATTTGCCGCAATCAAAGTTTCAGTAAACTTAGCAATTCTTTCAGTTGCGTTCTTGGCTGCACCAGCAACTGACTTGCCACTACCACCGGGGCCACCACCAACGGAATCAGCAAGAGCCTTTGCTTGATCGGCGATAGCAGAAATGCTTGCTGCTTCTGCTGAAAGAGCATTAGTGAAATTCTCAAATCCTGCTGCTGCGCCATCTACGGCAGTAACTAAAAAATTGAAATCTGTTGTGATTAACGCAATTTTATCATTCTTAAGTATGCCTGTGAATACAGCGTTATATCCCCTAATTATGAAGTTAATAGCTTTAACAATCCCATTAGCCAATTTTGCAATACCTTCAGCTGCATAACGGAAAGTCTTAACAACCGCTTGACTCCATGTCATAGAAGCATCTGTGCCTTTAATCAAAGCAGCAATAAGAAGAACAATGGCTAGAGGAATCATAACGATTCTTTTGGTTAGAAACGCAAAAGCAGCAGCCAGACCTTGAACTAACTTAATCATGTAACCAACGGCAATCATCGCCGGGCCAAGTGCAGCAGCAAAGAAAGCAATCTGAATACCAGTAACTACGGCGTTAGGCGAAAGAGTTTTGAACGCTTCAATGAATCTTTGAATGACAGGCAAGAATTGGTTACGAATCACGCCGATCACGTTAATCATAATTGGCATGAATACCGCGCCAAATGATCCAGATAAATCTTCAACCTGTGCTGCTAAGAATTTCTTTTGATTTGCAAGACCGCCAGCAGTACGAGCCACGTCACCCTGTTGAAGTGCGGTGTCTTTTAAGATTAGAGCATAGGCAGCCTGAGCCTTAGCAGCTACGGATAATGGGCCAACGCCATCATAAATTTTAAGATTGGTTGCTTCTTGCTTTAGACGTACATCATTAAGAGAAACACCAAACTTTTTAAGCGGTTCTGTTTCCCCGGATAGACCAGAGCGTAATGCAGTTAAAGCATCGTCAATCGGCACGTTATTAAACGAAGCCATGTCAGCTGCAAGTTCAACAAGTTTCTTAGACATTTCAGTAGATGCGCCCTGTCCAAGTCCAAAGGCTTGGAACAAGTTGCCGTATGTTCCTGCTGCTTCTAATGCAGCACGTCTAGAAACACCAAATGAAGATGATGTTGTTTTAGCCCATTTAGAAATGTCGGCTGCTTGTGTCTTAAATACTGCATTAACTTTTGATTCAGCTTCTGCAAGATTAGAAGCATCTGTAACGGTTTTGTTAATTACAACGCCAAGACCTGCCAAAGGTAATGTGATGTTTCTAGTTAGAGAACGCCCCGTGTCAATAAAACTAGCTGAAAGAATTTGACCAGTTTTACCTATTTTGCTAAATGCGCCTTCAGCGCGTTTAATTTCTGCAATCGCTTTATCTAAACCTTTAGGGTCAAATGTGGTGGTAATCGGAACAATAATCGCCATGACTTACCTAACCCTTTTGAGTTCATTGTTTAATGAAGTGCTTAATCCCTTAATTGTATCTTCAACTTGATTTCTAACGTAGGGCAATTGACGTTCAGCAGCAGGATAGACATAACGAGATGCCTTGTTGATACCATTTAATTTATTTATCATGGCGCGACCTGATCTAGTTTTACCTCTAGCCTTGCGACCTGCCATGTCCGCTATTTGAAATGCAGCAGCACCAGTTGCGTTCTTGCCTTTAGCACCGACAACGATAGAAACAAGAGAAGTTTCATTGCGCTGGGCTTTCTTAGAGAAGTTGGTTTTGACTTTTGCTGTTATGCCTGACGGCTTCCACGCTGTACGCCCATTGTGAATCATTCCTCGTAATGGTGCTTCATTTGGAATGTTAGCTTTAACAGAATCTGCTACTGGTTGCGCCCCAGTCCTAAGATCCTTACGAGCATTCTTAACAATTTCTTTATCTAACTTGTTAAGGATTCTGACGGTATCAGCCACTCCAGTTACTCTAGATGTTGCCATTATTACCCCTGACTGTTTCGCCAGCGCAGATACATTCCCATAGTAAAAAGCATACGCTCAGATTCTTCCATTAAAACTGACGGAGCAATGCCAGTTTCAACAGATAAATAAGCCAGATACCAATGTTGGGATGAGTCACCCAACCCGGTTATTTTGGGCTTTCGTCACTCGCTTCGATAGTGTCCACATCATCGCACCAGTCCTCGAACGTCTTGTTGGTTTTACCCTTACGTTCTAGCCAATGCCATGCAAGCCACAATAGATCAGTAATTCTGAAATCTGTTTCTAGTGATGCAACGCTTTTAGTAAACTTGTCCTCGAAAGCAACAAGGTCACGAGCAGTAGCCGATACATCTTCAACGGTCTTATCTTCAAAAGTAACGCGCAGGTTGATCTTCATAGTTAGACAGTACCGCGTGTAACAGTTCCGCTTGTCGGAAGGGTAATTGAAAACGTGGCTATATCGCCGACTGAGCTCGCAAATGGAGAATAGGAATTTACCAAAGCCACCGCGCTATATGCCGGATTTGTGCTGGTTACTGTGCCTGAAGTTGGTGTGATAACAACGGTTGCCAATGTGTTAAACAATGGGAACAGAGTTGCATCTACGGATGCTGCACCAAAGTCCTGCATGAACTGAAGAGTAATAGAACCTGTTTTTAACCCGCCTACCCGTTCGCGAAAAGTGCCACCAAAAGCCGTGACCTCAAGGTCATCGCTTTCCAATGCAAGCTCAACGCTGTTTAAGTTTGTTGATAGGTTTGTGCCGTTAATGGTCACCTTGTAATCGGTAGCTGCGAATTTCGCCATGCTGTTTTGCTCCTAGTCTGCGTAGCAGAGAACTACGAACTCTGCCGATAAATAGTTTACCTCACCTACAAGTAGTTCCCCATAGTTACGCATATCGGTAACCCTTAGATCGAACGCCTTGCCTGCAAGTGTCTTGTCTGATTCTATCGCTAGTTTGATACTGTTGCTTCCAGTGCTTGAGCAATAGGAATCTATTGTGTTTTGACCTGATCGCTCAGATACACGCCCAACAATTACCTGAACCGCAAATGTATAGGTTTGCATTCCTCTATGAAAAGTTTCGTCATAGTTCAAAGAAATGGGAAAGACTATTGCAATAGGTGGATTTACGTTGTCTGGCTGAAAGTCCGAAACTCTTAGACCACTAATAGTTGCAAGGTTAGTTTTGATCCCTGAGCGTAGCTCTGAAATAGAAGCCATTAGGCGAAGCCCCTAACCCGGCGATAAGGCGCAACAAGTTGTTCTACATCTGGGTCTAGATAACGCGAAACTCTTATAGCTCCCATGTCCCCAAAAGACATAACGCCCAAGGGACTGTCAAGCCGTTTGAAAATTCTGCTGGATTGAATG